GGTTCCACTCGCCTCATAAGCCTCCACTAGCAAATCGGCAGAAAGCGTTCCATCGGGGGAAATCCCTGAATTTTGCTGGATAGTCGCGTTTACTTTGGCCCAGCCTCCGTTGTTATCAAACTGCTCAGAATAATGCGCGTATTGAGTGGCTTGCGATTCGATGAGCAAACCCTCTGCATTTCCGGTTATCGGGTCAAATTCAAATCTGGGGTCACCGGCATTGGCGACTGATTTGAGGGTCGAAGCATAAGAGCGGTGTATTTGGGTTGTGGTCGCGTTGTATGCTGCCACGTTTGTCGCGTCACCTAACGTGGTGGTTTGAAGTCCGTGAAAATAGACTGTTCCCGTACTTGAGGTTTGATTTTCACGACCAGCACCGAGAGAATCTTGCAGAGTGATGTAAACGTTGCCAGCACTCGGGACGGTTAGGTTAACTGCACATCTGAGATAACCGTTGCCGGATGCGGTAACGCTCGCTGTCACTCCCGAACCGTTGGCTGTTTTTGCACCAGCACCATTGAGGTCGAAGTTAACGAATTTAGTCGAGTCACCCTCGACCGACAGTTGAATGTATCGATGCGTTCCCTCTTTCGCGAAAAAAGAGACGGTTTGCAGAATGGCAGACGTGCCGAAGAAGAATCCTTTCAATGCCGTTCCAGCTCCACCAGTCAGTAATGAGGCGTTGGTTGTCGAGCCATCTGGACCGACTTGTCCACCACTGCTCAATGTGGCGTCATAATCTGTAGCACTGCCCAAAGTATCGCTGTCTGTCTGGGTGTTTTCGCTGCTCAGATGTTTCTCATTGCTCCAATAATGCACCGCACTTGGCGCAGCATACGTGGGCGGAGTGTCCGGCCTAGAAAACGAAATGCGCGAGTCGAGCTTGCCAGCGTCTGCATTAAATGAGAACACCGGTCTTTGGGTTGGGTAGGAATTTGAAATGGACATAATTTTTAAGAGACAATTTTAAGAGTGCCAGAGTCATTCCAGACGCTGCCGCTTTCTGACGGTGCGGAGGTTGGTAGGTCGGTGAGTTTCAGTGTTGCGATTGAAGTTCCCTCTGAACTTTGAAATGCGAGGTCG